AGTTGACAGGTGTTATACAAGACAATAACGGTGGTAATGGTTGGAATATAGAAGTAGTACCAGAGATAACTGTACCTAATCCTACGCCATTTCACGTACAAGCTATTGAATATGAGGTGCAATCTTCTTGAACCAAGTACAAAGACAAAATGATATAATCAAGTTACAAGAGTTTTTGTTACAACAAGAAAATGTAAACTTGGCTGTAAGTCATTATTTTAGTGATGGATTGTATGCAAGAGAACTAACGATACCAGCAGGTGTAATTTTAGTTGGAGCAAAACATAAGACTAGGCACTTATACACAGTTGTTCAAGGAAAGTGTAAAGTATCAAGTCAGTATGGTGATTTAAATATTGAAGCACCTTTTATGGGTGAGACAATACCAGGAACAAAAAGAGTTATATATGCAGAAACAGATTGTGTATGGGTAACTTATCATCCAACACATTTAACAGATGTAAACGAAATAGAACAAGAAATATTAGAACCAGAGGTAATTTAGATGTCTTTTGCAATTACAGCAGCAGTAATAGCGGCAACAGGAACGGTTATGTCAACAGTTGCATCAGTAGAAGCCGGAAAAGCGGCAGAAGAAGCCGCAGAACGAGCAGCAGAAGAACAGCGAATAGCTGCACAAACGGAAGAATTAAAACGTAGAGAAGAACTTAATAGAGTTTTGGCTTCTAATATTTTGTCTCAAGCAACATCTGGCATAGCTACAGAAGGAACGCCAGCAAGTCTTGCTTTAGAGCAAGCAAAAACAATAGGTGAAAGTGAAGGCGTGCTTGCTTTATCACAAAGATTAAGAGAAAGAAACTTGCTAATGGAAGGCCGTACAGCAAGATCAATGGCTAATATGCAAGCTGCATCTACTTTGCTTCAAGGTGCAGGTAGCTTGTTTGATGATATTGCTACAATTAAGGGTGGATCAAATACGTCATCTAGCGGATCAAAGACAACATAATAATGGCTATACAAAGAATAGAAAGATACGGAAAATTTACGCCATCTCCCATAGATGAGTCTAGGGCAAGAAGGATGCGACAACTTGCAGGTACACTTGGCACTGTTGCAGAAACTGCAAGAGGTATTGGCGAAGAAATAGCGGCAAGAGAAGCACCAGAAAAAGCACAAGCGGCAGTTGAAGAAGCTATACAAACAGACCCAGAAACAGGTGAAGTTACTTTTGGAGAGTTGCCTGAAGGCAGAGGATATGGCAAAGAAGTTTTTAATCAAGCTGCATTAAAAGCATATGATGCAAAAGCAAATGTTGCAAAAACACAAAAGTTAATTGATTTAGTAAATGATAATAAAGATGATCCTCAAGCGTTTTTAGAGCAAGCTAACGAATATACTAATGCTTTTTTAAAATCTATACCTGTATCATTAAGATCAAAATATGAACAATCAATGCGTAATTCGGTTGTTGCTTCTTTTGATAAATTAAATGAAAACTTTCTTACAAATGAAACAAATCAAAATATACAAACTGTAACAAATTCAATCAATACTTTATCTGATAATGCTATAAGGTTGGCTATTGAAAATAGTCCTGATGCTCAAGAAAAATTAAATGAAGTTTTTGCTGAAATGGCAGAATTAAAAAAACTTAATCCAAAATATAATGTAGAGCAAAAAAAACAAGAACTTAACAATAAAATTTTTGAACAAACAAATATTGCAAAATTAGACAACATTACTCAAGAGAAAGGACAAGCAGAAGCATATCAAGAATTAAATAATATTTTAGATAATTTGCCACAAGGTTATTCTACTGAAGAAGCAAAATCATTTGAAATAACAGCGCAACAAAGCATTAATCGCACTAATTCAAGGGAAATGGCAATCAAACAAACAGAGCTTGAAGAAAATCAAGCATATGTTGAAAAAACTGTAAATGCTATTGTGCGAGGAGAAGTTGTTCCAGAAGATGATTTAAACAAAACATTAGAAATTGTTAAAGGAACAGATGCAGAAAAGATTGTTTTAGAAGCTCAAGAATTAGCTCAGTTTGCAATTTTGTCAAAAACTGATCGTCAAAAAATTATAGAAGATGAGTTAAATAAAACTATTGCAGAGCGTTCAGGGTTATTAGATAAGTTAGTTGAAACTAATTCATCAATAAATAATCAACTGGTCAAAGACCCACTAGGATTTGCAATAAAACAAGGAATTATATCTGATGACGAATCAATGGATTTTGCAACAAGTATACAATCAGGAAAATATGAAGATAGCGTAGAGTTGTTAAAAACAAGAGTTTTAAAAGCACAAACTGCAAGTAATCATTATGGACAAAATATACCTCCATTTACTGACTCAGAATTTGATTTGATATCAGCATCAATAAACAATATGACTCCTGAAGATAAAACTGCATTTGTTGGCTTTATAGAGCAAGGCACACAAAATTCGTCATTAGCAGCAAACATTTACTCAAAAGTAGCACAAAAAAATCAAGGAGTTTTTGCTCAAGCAGGTGCAATGTTTTCTTATAATCCATCAGCAGTTCCAATTATTTTTAAAGGACAACAAGAAATATCTGCTAAAAATGTAAAGGCTCTTAATGCAAGTGATGCATTAAAAGAATTTCACAATGTTGTTGGTGTAGCAATAGAAGGATCAAACGATAGAAAAAATGTTTTAGAAACTGCAAAAATGTATTTATATGGTTCAGTAGAAGATGGAGAACCAAACATTGCAGATTTTAAAGAAGCGATATTTGCTATTACAGGACAAATAAGCAAAGTAAATGGCAAAGAAACAATATTGCCTCAAAATGTTTCTGCAAATCGTTTTGAAGAATATCTTGCAGATTTTGATATAGAAAACTCAAATATAGCTGATCACGAAAAAATAAGAGCAAAACGAGCTTTTGCTAATGGAAAAATTGAAGCAACTAAAGGAGTTAATAATTATATTTTGTATGGCCAAGATGGACGAGTCATAATGAATAATGATGAACCTGAAACACAATTTGTTTTTACAATAAATGAAGGTATTGTAAATTCATTTTTTGCTAATAAATATAGTAGAAGACGAAGAAGAAGAACTCAATAATGCCTATTTTATCAGACATTGATGAACGGTCTCGGCTTCAAAGAATAATTGATACTCGTGATATTTATGGCCCAGAAGGGTATACAGAATCTTCTTTTGGCGAAACTTTTGCTGCTGCGTTTCAAAATGTAATTTTAGAAGAGCAATCTATATCTAGTATATATGGTAATGAAGGATTAAATCTTAGAAAACAAAAAGTTGTTGATTTGAGAAATGATGGATTTGATCTTAATCCTTATATAAATACAAGAGGACGTATTGATTATGATGGCATTGCAAGAGATACAGGATTAATACGTACTGATGCAGAAATAAATGAAGAAAGAATAGAATATTTTAAAGAAAAAAGAGAACAGAATCAAAAAATTTTAGATCGTGGTAGCGGTTTAGCTCAGTTTTTTGGCGGTTTAAGTGGGTATGCTTTAGACCCTATAAACATTTTAACTTTGCCATTTGGTGTTGGTACAGCTTTTAAAGGGCTAGGTGTATTAGCAACTACATTACGAGCAAGTAGAAACTCAGCAGCTATTGGTGTTGCAACAGAACTTGCAATACAACCTTTGGTTTACAAGCACAAACATGACATTGAATCACCTTATGAATTTAGTGATGCGCTAACAGCTATAGGTTCAGTAGCAGTTACTTCAGGATTATTAGGTGGTGCAGCAGGTGGGCTTGGAGCTTATTTAAGAAAAGCTCGTCAAAAAAGTGCGGAGTTTGTAGATGTTGGGCAAAAAAATGAAATTGAGTCTTTAGATGCATTGCGACAACTTGAAAACCAACTTGCCTTGCAAAAAGATTTTGAACCACCAAGAGTAAATGATGTTGTATTAACAGAGTATGATAAGTTTGCTGCAAAGCAAGATTTAAAGAATGTAAAAGAACAACAAAAAACAAGACAAGAAACAATTAAAGCATTAGAAAAACAAAAACGTCAGATACAAAAAGAAAATCCATCAATGGCAAAATTTTTGGCAGACCTGGGTGGCATTAATGCAAAAAGTTTTATTAAAGAAGGTGTTAACTCTGACTCAGTTGCAGAATTTAGCAATAAACGTAAACGCGGATTTCAAAAACAATTTTTTAAAAAAGGTGATACTGTCAGAAGTGTTGCTGGAAGAGTCGTTGATGGCGGTTTAGAACCAGATGATTTAGCGGAAAAAGTAAGGGAACTGCAACAATCAGAAGGGTTTTTAGTTACTATAAGAGATTTTGGTGTTGATGATGCTGTATCTCTAGTTGATCAAGTAACAAGAAATCCACAAATGTTAAAAACAGAATTAGCTGAAGGACAAATTAAAGCGATTGAAAGAGAATTAGATGAATTGCAAATGTCTGAGTTTAATTTTGAAGAATATTATGAACGTGTTATACAAGAAAATATAGATGCTGATATCGCAATACTTGAAGCAAATGAAAAGGTAAGATTAGAACGAGAAAAGCCATCATTGTCATATGAAGATTATGTTGTTGATGAGCCACCAAAAGCTCCTATAGCTACAACAAATTCTTTGCAAAGAAGTTTTTTAGAAAGAGAAGGTATCGCAGAAAATTTTGATAGAGACATTGCAGATTACAATACCCTTGGCGTAAAGCAAGCAGAAAAAGATGGCAAAAAAGTAGATGCAGATAAAATTATAAAAGAATTAGATGATGATATAGACGGATTAGAATCTGTAAGGGTGTGTGCTCTTGGTGACTAAAAACGAACAACTTGATCCTTTGCAAAGTAAATACAATAAATGTATTCAAACGGCAGTAAATACTGGAAAGATAAGCAAATCTTTAGCAAGAGAAATATTAGAATCTGATAGTCCAGAAGAAGCTATTGTAAATTTAATAAATCAAAAAACTTTGCAAAAAAGAGAAACAGTTATACAGGCAATAAGATTAGCTGATACTGTAGATAAAATTACAAATCATCCAAGTGATGATGCATTAACTGGTCTTATGTCATTGCTTACAAAAGATATTACCAATAAAGCAACCTATAATAATATTGATACGTTATCTAAAGTTTACAGAAATAGTTATCATGCACTTTGGGCAGATGGATTATCGCAGTTTAGAAGCAAAGCATTTGGTATATCCGATACAAAAACAGCAAGATATTTAGGAATAAGTAATAGTGAAAAAAGCATCAATAAATTTATTGAAGGTGTTTATGACTATCAAAGGGGAGTTAAAACAGACGATCCTGTAATAAACGAAGCGGTTGAAGCATGGTATAAGATTGTTGAGATTGCTAATAAAAATTTTAATAAAAATGGTGGCAATATTCCTAAAAATGAAAAATGGCTTTTACCACAAAATCACGATCCAGCTTCTGTTAGAAAGAAAGGATATAAAGAATGGAGAGCTTTTGTAGATGATAAATTAGATAGAAACTTAATGCTAGATGATCAAGGTAAACAGTTATCAGATGCCGATTTTGAAAAAGCTCTTAGATATGTTTTTGACTCCATAACAACAGGTGGATTAAATAAAATACAAGATTTAGAAAAAAGATTTTTATATTTTAATAATGCTCAATCTTGGATTGATTATCAAAATGAATTTGGCAGAGGTAATATTCTTACAACACTTACTGATTGGATGGATTCTATTGCAAGTGATACAGCAGTTTTAGAAATATTAGGGCCAAATCCAAGACAAACTTTTGAAATTTTAAAAGCAGAAGCGCAAAAATTACAACTTGAAAGAAAAGGCAAACAAACTGTAAAACAGCAAACACAACTTGGTTTATTAGATGCTACGTTTAAAGTTGTTAGCGGAGAAATAAATCAAGGTCAAATGACTACTGTAGCTGACTCTATTACGTTTGTAAGAAATATTAATATTGCTGCGACATTAGGCAAAGCTACTTTTGCTTCAGTAACAGATTTAGCATCTTCCGCTATTACTGCACATTACAATAATATACCAGCAGTAAAAGTTTTTAAAAGACAGCTTAGTTTATTAAATCCAGCAAACGAAACAGATAGAGCATTTGCTGCAAAAATTGGTTTTGTTTTTGATGGTTGGCTTGGCAGAGCATTTAGTAAAAGTAGATTCGTAGATACATATGGTGCTGGAACTAGTGCAAAAGCAGCAGAAATAACTTTAAGAATGTCTGGTCTTGAAGCATGGACAGAATCAGGTAGAAAAGCATTTAGCATGGAGTTTTCAGGAATGTTAGCTGACAACTTTAATAAATCATTTGATGAATTAGATTCTGCATTACAAAGATCATTTAATACTTACCAAATTACAAAACAAGATTGGGACAATTTTAGAAGAACAGAATTACTTGATTTTAAAGGCTCTAAGTTTGCAGATGTTACAAAAGATTCTACTAAAAAATTTCATTCTATGATTTTAATTGAGCAAGATTACGCAGTTCCAACACCAGATGCTAGGGTAAGAGCAATAACATCAGGAGGTAGAGGAGCAAATACAGCAGTTGGTCAGTTTGTAAGATCAGTTTTTATGATTAAATCATTTCCTATAACCGTTATAGCTAACCATTGGTTGCGTGCATACAATCAACCTACTATAGCTGGCAAAGGAGCTTATATTGGAGCATTAGCATTAAGTACTACATTAATGGGTGCTTTTGCAATACAAATGAAAGATATTGCAAATGGTAGAAATCCAAGACCTATGGATGATCCTGAAGATTGGTTAAATGCTTTTATACAAGGCGGCTCTGGAAGTTTGCTTGCAGACTATATTTTAGCTGATCCACAAAAATATGGGTCAAATTATCTTGAAACAATCCTTGGGCCTATGGCTGGTTTAACAAGAAGAACTGCTGAGTTTACGCTTGGTAACGCAAGAGAAGCAGTATTAGGTGATGAAACAAACATTATACCAGAAAGTACAAGATTTCTGCGCGATATAGTTCCTGACCCTTGGCAAGTTTCTTTATTTTTTGATTCTATTTATTACAATGCAAGATTAATGGCTGATCCTAGCTATCAAGCTACTATTAACAGAATACGCACACAACAGTTTAGAGAAAATAATTCAGACTTTTGGTGGGCACCAGGAGAAACCGCTTCAGAAGTTTTAGAGGATTTTTAAACAATTAAATAGTATAATCGGCAAAATATATAGGGTTTTACAATGACAGTATCACAATTAGTTACAAGAAATGACATTACTTCAACAAGTGGTCAGACAAGTTTTACGTATACTTTTCGTGTGTTAGCTGCATCTGATATGGAAGTTTATGTCAATGGAGTAAAACAAACGTCTGGTTTTACTGTAAACAATGTAGGTACTGTTACAGGCGGCACAGTAGTATTTAGTAGTGGTCAAACTAACGGACACGTAGTAAGTCTTGTATTAGCTATGCCGCTTACTAGAACAACAGATTTTCAGAATAGCGGTGATTTCTTAGCATCAGATGTTAATGGTGACTTTGATAAAATGTATATAGGTGCTATTCAAAATGAGAATACTATTGAGAGAAGTATTCATTTGCAAAATGTAGACCCCACACCAGTAGTAGGTGGTGTAGCAAAAGATATGGAACTGCCCTTAAAGGCAGATAGAGTTAACAAATTATTATCATTTGATTCAGATGGTTTGCCAGCAGCAACGGTGAGTTCTACTGCATTATCGCTTATATCAAGCGGTACAGGCACACCAGAGGGATCAGTAACAGCATCGGTAGGTTCTATATTTTTAAGAACAGACGGTGGTTCAAACACAAGTTTTTACGTAAAAGAATCTGGATCAGGTAATACTGGTTGGGTTGCTAAATAACAAAGTAGGTTGATGCTATGACTATTAAACAAAATGGCGGTGTTTTTGGAAGAAATCCCACATTCAATGATGTAACGATTGAAGGTGATTTAATCTTAAATGGTGAAATATTTACAGGTTTAGACTTCAATGGTAGCTGGAACGCAAGTACAAACAGCCCATCATTATCATCTGGAACTGGTACGCAAGGCGAGTTTTATATTGTTAGCGTAGCAGGTACAACATCTTTAGATGGTATAGCAAACTGGGATGTTGGTGATTACTGTTTCTTTAATGGGTCAGCTTGGCAAAGAATAGAAGGTGGAGCAGACGGTAATTTTGTCAATGTTAGTATAAGTGGACAAT